TTGATTGTTAATAAGCAAATTCAAGTTTTGGTTTTATATCTTGATAAAGTTTTAAGATTTCAGAAGGAGTGTCCTCACGAAAAATAAATTGTTTTTTTCCTGAAATAGTTTTATCGCCAACAATCCAGTGGCGTATTTGTTTTGTAAAAACCAAAACTTCTTTGCTAGGCATAGCCATTACTTCCATGATAGAACCTCCTTTACTTTATCGCTAGCATTATCTCCATTAACCATATCCGTGTGAAAACTTATCTGGCAATTTTTTGCCAAGTTTGATGCTTTTAGTTAAAGTATCTTTTACAAACGAAGCAAACTCTTCCAAATCGTCGCCTGTATAACTGTAATTTAAGGTGTTTTTATCCACTGTAGCAATACCTTCACACTCTCCACTCACTGCAGAATATTGTCGCATAGTGGCGTCGTCTTCAATCTTGCTCAAAGTAATAATCTGTCTATCAATCTTTGCCATTTTTAATCGCCTCCTGGTAATTAAATTTTATATTAGCTTTTTTATGAGCTTCATCATAATCCATTTTTTCATGGTTCATGTAGTATGACTCAAGACTCTCGTGTTGTAGCATTATTATATCGCTCTCTTTCGGTTTGCCTGTGTATAACCTTTGGAAACTTCGAGCCATATCATAATGCGGATAAAAGTTCATTTCCCTCTCTTCAAAGGCGTCATAATCCCACAATAAATACTTGTTATCTAGGATGTGTTCTAATGCTTTCGATACCGTAGAATGAGGAAGATTACTACTCTTCATCATTTTTTTCACAACATCTTCTCTGTCTGAATTTCTCAACTGATTATAGTATCTTACTGCAAAGGCATTTTTTTGCTTCTCTACGTCTCCACGAGCAGCGCTTATTGAACCGCTAGAAACCTGAGGGGCTAACTTTTCCATACCCTGATTATAACTCTTTCCTCTGCCTTTTGCAACGTATTTGTCATACCACTCTTTATAACTCATATCAGCAGGTACGTACTCGACCTTTCCTGTTTCAGGATTTCTAGCCCTACGCTCTAACTTGCTGTAGTCGATATCATCATCGTGTGCGATAGTCGTAGACCTACACCACGGATGTAAAGGTGGATAATTGACACCAGGAACGGCGTCGGCTGTGTTATAAACCTTGTTGTCGTGTTGTTGACAAATATGTGATGTCCGTTTATCTAGCACGGCTACGAATTTGTACTTCGTAATCTCAGCATCTTCATAACTGAGCAATTCCATTTGGTTGTGGAAAAACGCTGACTCAGTCCGTATCAAGCGCCTAGCTTTGCCTTTGCCGACCTCAAAACGTTCAGCAATTGCTTGAGATGTATCTCTTACGCTTCGTCCAGTCATAAGGCTTACTAAAAGCTCGTCTTTTACGCTTGAAGCAAGCGCCCCAGTGTTTGACCATATCCTATCTGAATAGGCCTCTCCTGTCCACTTTAGACCTTGCAGACGTTTGATTTCTGTTTCAGGTAAGTCGGAGAAACTATAAGCCAAACCTGTCTGTTGTTGCAAGTCAAAGGTAGCCTTGTAGTAGCTATCTTTCATAAGGTCGCCATAGAAATCATCTGAGCCTTGCTTTTCAGAAAGATAGATAGAACTACGCATAAGGTCTAAGTCGTCGCTTAAACGCTCTAACCGCTTCATACGGTAGGTATAAGCTGGACTGTCTAAATCTGCCAGCAAACGTTGTATGTTTGGGTCATTCGGTCTAGCTTCAAGCATTCTACGTAGAACAGCAAGGTCTTTTTTGTCCTTCATGGTCTTTAAGACCTGACGAGCAACATTCTCGCTTAAACCGTAATCACGCTGAAATTTATCAAAGATTTTATTTATTTCTTTGTCAAGGTAAGCCTTGGCTTCTTCGTAGACCTTGTCAAACTTGTCTGCTTGCTTCTCAGCCTTATCCATCTGCTCATAGATGAGATTAGCCTTCCTCTTGGCCCAATAATCTTGGTTCTTCATCTGTCACCTCTTCGTCTGGCTTCGTGTTCGCCTGATTAAAGAATGGCACACGTTCCATGTTCTTTTCTTTCTCTTCCTCGAGGTCTTCCAATTCAGCGTCAGGATCTTCAACGAATGGTAAGAGAGAAATAAGCTGACGAAGTGACACCTTACCTTCAAGATTATTGATAACCTGTGACAATTCAAGTAAATTCTTAGGCAAACCACGGCTAAACTGAGGTACTATCGAATTTGCGTCAAGTGCAATCTGTTGTAGACCTAAGTACTTAGCGAAGATACTGATACGCTGTCTAAGCCCACGTTTGTAGTTAGACTCTTTGACTTTAGTAATCATTTCAAGTCCGAGCAACTTATACTCCATAGCTACGCCTGAACTGTTCCCAGCGAACTTTTCGTCCGTTAGGTTCGGTACGTGGCTAAAGGTGTAAATATCCTCTTTCAAGGCTTTACGTAAGATTTCAGTAGCGCCCTCATCCAACAAGTTCTTCAAGAAGTCAGCCTTAGAATCCGTTGGAAGTTCTAAAAGCCCTTCTTCATTAAGGATAGACATAGCTTTGTGGGTTTCTTCGGGCGTGTCTCCTAACTGTGCTCCGTACAAAACAAGGATAGACTCAATCGCTTGTTCTTTGTCATTTACACGGTTACCCATTAAGGAATTATAAGCATCAATCAAGCTAATTTGTTGCTCGTAATCGCCAATCGCAAAGTTATTATTCTTGTACTCAATGATTGGGATTTGACCAAGGTGGTGTGGCTCAACATCAAGTTTTTTCACATACGAACCTGACGAATCATGCAAAACAATGTGGTAATGCAAGTTCTGTGTAAAAACCTCTGCTTGGTATGTCTTAGTGTCTTTTGAATCGTCCTTAACCTCGTAGTAGTAGACCGCAAACAAGGGTCTGCGTTCAATACTATCGTCGTAGACTATAAAGGTGTTCTCGACATCAAGACTAGCTGAGTCAAGCTCGTTCAAGCCTTCCTTGGCATAGATGTATTCGTAAGCACGGCCATAAATAGCCATGTTAAGAGCGTTCTGCGTGTCCACTTGGTCAACTTCTGCATTATCGAACGCAACCAACAACGACTCAAGGTCGCTCTCACCTGTGTTGTTGTAGGTAATCGGACTGCCCAGAAAATAACCTGTTGCCGTGTCTGCAATATCCTTCGCATGATTGGCTACTGTTTTAAAGTTTGGAGCGTTAGGATTGCGCCTTTCGTGTTTGAGAATAGAATGTTCTCCGATGTAGTAACGCTTTAATTTTTGCAAATCCTCTCGCTCATTTGCGTGTTTGCGGATTAGCTTATAAATCAATTCAGCTTTTAGATTTGTTTCATCATATCCATCCCGTGGATAGGTTAAGTATTTATACATGTTCTCCCTTTCTACAAGCCATAAAGAGATTTTCTCTTAACGGTTGCCTTTGGTTGTGTTTGTTTTGAGTAAATCGCATAGCGCAGGGCATCCAATACGTCGTCGTTCTCCTTGATTGGCTCGCCTGTTTTCTCATTCCAGATATACTGGTAAACCTCGTCTTTAAAACGACTAACCTTATCTGATACAACAAAAAAACGCCCAGCTTTCATGAACTTGGCGACTTCTTCAATTCCTGACAAGACTGCTTTATTTGCGTTGAACGTCTTGATTTGTTCCCTTTGAAATCTTGCTACGTGTTCAGGTCGTGCGCTATCCGCCCAAAACGTGATGTTCCCATAACGTCTTTTTATGTCTTTGGCAACGTCTACCCAGAAATCAATCTCTTCATGCTGGTGTGCATGTTCCTCGACTAAGTAGATAGAGCCATCTGCTGACTCTCCGATAACCACGATGGATCCGTAGTGTTCATATCCCCAGTCGACACCAGCATAAAATCTAACTAAATCATCTGGAGCACTATCGATATACATGTCCTCTTTAAAGTCACGATACACGGCGCCCTCTCCAGTTACCCAGCGCCCGTAGATACCACGCTCGGTAAACATGCCAGATGGGGTCGTAGCTATTAGGTTATCAACGTACCGCTGGTTCAAGAATGTGTTATCAAAGATTGTAAAGTGGTTGGCAAGTATTTTCTTACCGTCTGCTTTGTCGATGTAATCAACCTTAAGCCAATGCTTCGGGTGGTCTGGGTTGGTGTCGCAGATAACTCTAGCACCAAGACCAGAGCAACGTTTTAGAATCTCGTCAAATACCGCCTTATTTGCCAGCGTAGCCTCGTTTATATACGCTCCGAATGCTGTCATACCACGGATAGCTTTCAAGCCCGCTATGGAGCCTGTGAACGTCGTGACGACATATACACCAAAGAGCGTGAAATTCCCGTGTCTGTCAAACTTAAAATCGTAATTGTAGGAGTCCGAGATTTCTCTTAGTATATTTGTTTGAAGTGTCCCAGACGATACCGCTCCGAGGATATACATCGGGTTCTTAACTCCGACTTTCTCAGCGTTTCGCTTTGCCCTTTTTAATTCCATTAAAAAAAGGTCATTGTCTAACTTGGTTTTACCAGCACGTACCGCACCGTGATTTATCATCATATACCAGTCAGTAGCAACTGCCCTTTTTAAAATTTTTACTTGTTTGTCTGTATATAGTCTATCAAGTGCCATCGTTTAAAGCATCCTCCAACTTGTCGAAATACTCAGCCATGACATCTTCTGAGTTTGCGCTGCCTTCGAGCGTGACCTTGCGTTTTTGGTTTTCTAGTTTCAAGGCTTCAATACGCTCTTTCTGTTCACGTTTATCAAGACTGTCTTTTGTATCAATCGCAGTAAGCCTACTGATTTGCTCAAAAGCTCGGACATTGCCTTTCATGGCCTTTTGCATCATAACCATGGCCAGAGCCATTTCATTAGTTGCATCAAAGCCTAGCTCTTCAAGTTGCTTCTTGACGTTTGGACTTGCAACCTCGGCTTGTAGTATTGTTTCAAATGCCTTTCTCAGATTGGCTTTTTTTCTTCGAGCCTTGCCTGAAGCCACTCCGCCTTTTTTGCCATATTTTCGAGCTTCGTCCGAGGTTGGGACTTTTAAATTATCTGCACCAGCCATCGCCTCACTTCCTTACTTTTTTAAAAATTTCAGCTCACTTTCTCAGCAGTAAGCCCTGTTTCTTCTTCCCATCGTCTAATCGTTCGTGCAACGTAGAGTGGGTCAAGTTCCATACCATAGTAGATACGTTCTGACTTCTCGCATACCATGAGAGTAGACCCCCCACCGTTGAAACTGTCTAGAACTCTGTCGCCTTTCTTGCTGGAGTTCAAAACACACCTAGCAATCAACTTCAAAGGTTTCATGGTTGGGTGGATGTCATTTCTAACTGGTTTATCTTCGTAAAAGATAGTAGTCGGAGTTGTTTCTTGCATGGTCTTAATGTAAGAGATTAGCTCGCTCTTTGTCATTTCTTTTAGGTTTTCTTCGTCCTCTTCAATGACCGTGGCTAGTGAGCGATTATCTACGAAATAGTGACTCGCTCCATCTTTCCACCCATACAAGCAAGGCTCATGCTTCCATTGGTAATCTTGACGACCTAACACAATAGCATTTTTTACCCAGATAATAGATTGTTTTAATAACCATCCTGTCTCTTTGACTGCAGCTCTAAAATTCAACCCTTCCGAATCTGCGTGCCAGATATAGAACGCCCCTCCTGGTTTCAAGTGGTTGTTTGCGACTGCGAATGCATCCCTCAGGAATTGCCTGAAGCTGACGTCGTCCATGCTATCGTTCATGATCGTCATAGCTTCCTCGGTTCCACCCTGGTAGGCTACGTTATATGGTGGGTCGGTTACATAGAGGTCAATCGTTTCTCCGTCAATTAGTCGAGCCATATCCTCTGCTGATGTGCTATCTCCACACATTAACCGATGTCGTCCTAATTGGAAGATGTCCCCATGTTCGATACCTGTCTCTTCCTCTTGTGAGAATTCCTTGGCATCTTCTGGATCCTCAGACTCTTCAAAGTCGTCCAAAGAATAGTCGACATCATCAAATCCAAACATGGTCATATCTAACCCTTCGACACTTTCAAGTTCTGCGTAGAGTAGTTCTGTGTCCCACTCGGCAATCTCACCTACTTTGTTATCGGCAAGCCTGAACGCTTTTATTTGCTCTTCTGAAAGGTCGTCTGCGATTAAAACTGGCACGGTTTCGAGTTTCAAAAAGCGTGCAGCTTTATACCGTGTATGCCCGTTTATAATTTCTCCGTCTTTGGTTGCTACAATTGGAACTTTAAAGCCAAACTCTCTGATTGAGTTTGCAACTGGCTCTACTGCCTTGTCATTATTCCTTGGGTTATTTTTATAAGGTCGTAGCCAATCTAACGGCTTATCAATTATTTTCAATTCTTTGTCCTAGAACCAAAAAACACACACCTCTGAGGTATGCGTTTTCTGGGTTATATGGTCTCTCGATTTTACTTTTTTGTAATATCGAGGTGGCTACTGACCTCGAATAGAATCGATATTATATTTACCTTTCTTGTTTATTTTTGTGTAGCCTTTAAGGCGGTGCTTGGAGTCGAACCGAAGATAAGTTTTTGTTTGAGTTTGGAGATAAAACAATATACCCGTCACCGCCATGCGAGGGCAATGCCCTCAGATTTTCATAAAGGAGTATCATCTGCTGCAGCATTTGATACTACCATTTTATCAGTTTAAAAACTTCATGCCTGTACAATCACTATCATTTACTATCAATTCACTAAGAATACTATCAAGCTCTTTTATTGCTTGTTTTTTTAATCTGTAGTAAGTAGGCGAACTGATACCACCAAGGCTGTCACAGATATCATCTACGTACATTTTATTGATATAGGTCATTCGTAGAATAGTTCTGTGCCTTGGATTGCTTAGCTTGTTGATCATGCGACCAAGCTCCATCTTACGATTGATTATGGCATTTGTGTCCTGCTCGATTGCATCCTTCATAGTTATCAACTGAGCATACACGTCGTCAATCTTCCTGGGTTGCCCCCCTTTAACTTTAACCTCGGACCATTTAGGACTTGAGAGCAGACCAGCCTCAAGCTCGTTGATTTCGTCTATTCGACTTTGAATGTCTAGGTCAAGGTTTTGTAATTCGCATAAAAGCTCTCTAGCCTTCACTCTCTATCTCCTTTATGATATAATATTAGTATTGAAAGCGTTGTCGAGGTAGAGTGAATGCCTCGGCTTTTTTATTTTTCTCCAATTAAAACATCTAGAGGAATCTTAAAAAATGTAGCCACATCTTCAACAGCGTAGTAATTAGGTTTTTTAATATTATTCTCCCAATTTCTGATCTCCGATTGAGAATATCCTAACTTCTTTGATAATTGATTACGTGAGAGATTATTATCAAGTCGCTTTTGCTTTAGCATAAAAGCGAATCGTTCACATTGCCGCTCACTCAGTCTTTCATAGTCTATTTTTATGAGTTGTTTCCCGTTTGGATTTTTCTCTTTATACGAGGGAGAAGCGTACGAAGTCAGGGTAACAATAGCTATGCCAGTATCTCTACTAATTTCTTTAAGAGTGCCACAAGTGATAAAGGTATCACCTTTATAAAGCGCGTACTCTAATTCAAGTCTATCCATGTTCAAGCCCCATTGATTATCTTCACTGTTTCTTCATAACTTAGATTTACTTTAGCTCTTTGTTCTTCATAGTCCAATCCAAAAACTTTTGGAATTCTGAAGTAGATGATTGTAGTATTGTCATGTTGTTTGACAACTGAAAAAATGTGTTTGAGCCAGTCTTTTCTTAATGATATATTAGGAAAGACTACAAGCTCTAGCTTTTCTTCTTTAGTTGGTTTCTTTTTGTTAGTTCCTAAATACGGATATTTTCTAGGTTTCATTTTTCAACCTCCAAAAGCTCTGGATTTTCGTAGATGTTTCCAATGACTTTGTAATACGGTAGGAAATCCTTTGTGATTTTAATCCGATAGGTACGACTCAAACCATCACCGTACCAGCAACCTTTCTCTTTGTCATATTTGACAATAAAGGTATATTCTTTCTGTATTTGATGATGTAAGATATCACCTTCAAAAACTTCTGTACCTTCCTTGTCACAAAGACCTGTTGACTGCATGAGGATAACATCTTCTCCATTTCGCTTATCTTCAAATTTTAACGGAACCGATGTAGAGCCATCGCTAAACTTCCCTATGATTTCCTTTCTGACAAATGAAATCATCAGTATTTCATTAATCATTTCTTCTGCTAACACATACCATGCTCTAAATCTTGGTAACATCTGGTAAATCCTCCTCTTTTACGAATGAACCATTAACCATTTTTCCTTTTCGGTTCTTGATCTCGTTATACGCTAGTTCAAAACATTCTACAATGCTCCAGCCTTTTTGTTGGCAGTAAATCGTTAATACTACCAAAATATCCCCGACTGCATCTTTTCCGTCTGCTTCACGCTCTTTCAAGTGCGCTTGTGCGAGTTCGCCCGCTTCTTCAAATAATTTCAACGCTTGAGCCGTGCTATTATCTGGATCGTCCAATCCTCGCTCTTTTGCCCACTTTTCGACTCGGTGCGCTAAAAGTTCCATGTTTGATGTCATAATGCGATATCATCTCCAATCTCAATATTTTTAAATCGTTCCTCACTCACCACAAACACGTTCCCGTTTACTGTGATAGTGAACAACTTTCCGATTTTCTTCTTAGCTTCCACCTTACCCGTAATCTGATACTTACTATCAGCGTGATAGACTAGCAAGGGTTTCTGTACTTCACGCTGCATGAATAGTAAGCAAGTAGCAACAAGCGACCAAGCAAGAAGAATTCGAATTAGTGTGTGTTTCATTCTGTGTCTTCCTTGTAATTTTTAAAAGTAAATCCAACTCCATACATCAACAAGTAATTTTGGAGTCTTACAAAGTCTTCGATTAATTCAGCTTCTTGCACATCGAATTCGCTAATTTCATCCAAATAATAATCTATGTCATCGTGTTGTACACTGCCGTAATCAGTTTTTGTATGATTTACTTCAAATTCGTAACCATCTACATCAACTATGTAATGAATGCCATCTGTTGAATTTTCGTATCTGTAATCCTTGATAATCATCACTCCACCTCTTCCTTCGCATACTGCAACCAAACAAGAGTTTCATATAAAGACCTTGCATGTCTTTTGATATCGCTCAACTCATAACCGTCTAGTTCATCGGCTATTTTCAAAATATCGATTTCTAAATTTTCGATAGCTAGAATAAAATCTTTTTCATCTTTCAATCTGTGACCTCCTCAAGCTCAATCCCTGGGCAATCTAGCACCCAAGCAAAATCGGAATATTCTAGTTCCTTTCGTGTAAATTCTTTATTTTTTTTACTATTGTTAAAAAAATGAAATCCAATTTCTATTTCATTTAGATAATCATCTGTATTTTTTATCTTGACTTTGTATTTTGGTTCTTTCTCAGCATCATAGCCAGTTATCCAAGCTTTAGCAAAAAGTTCTTGATTCTTTCTGTTATCAAGCCATTTCTTCACTACTTTGCCATTAACAGCATAGAGATGAATAGTAGTACTATCAAGTGCAGAACGCAAACTAAAATCATTTAAAAGTTGACATTTAAAAATCCAGTCATCTATAAAACTAGGGAGAAGCACTTTATTTAATTCTTGTCGAATCTTATCAGCATCTTTTAATTGATTACCAACCCACGCTCCATCAAGTAAGCCTTGATCGTAACCACTGCGATATTTCATCAAACCGTAGTCGTTACCTAATTCTTTTAGAATGGTATTAAGCCAGATAGCTTGTGTCGTCGGGTCAAGCCCTCTAATTCGACCAACAACATCTTTTAGTTTAAACGGCAACGGTTCTGGATCGTCCAAAGACCGTAAGTGTTTCAAAACCAAATCAACCGAGGTCAGTCTTTTCTTGTTAGCTTTCATTTTTTCGTACTGATTGATTAATTTTTCTTTATTCATTCTTCCAACTCCTCCATTTCTACTCCTAATTCGACAAGTTCTTGCTTTAGCATTTCGATTCGATTCTGGATAGTTTCTGTGATTAGACCAGACAATATCTCATCTGCTTTGATTTCTTTTGAAAGAACTCCATAGGCTGTACGAAGAAAATAATTAGTCTCTAGCCTTGTAATTTTAAGTTCACCCCAGCACTTGCGTTTAACTTCTAAGAAATATTTGTACTCTTTAATCAATTGATTGATATCTTTAGCTTTGTTTAAGTCTTCAAGCTTCATTCTTCTAGCTCCTTTAACTTGCTCTTATAAACTTTAATTTTCTTATGCCAAAAATCACGTTCAGCAGCTCTCATGTGTACTGTTGATTTCTGACTTGGTTTCTTCAACTCTTCAATCTTTTCTTCTGCAACCTTGATTGAACGTTTTAAACCCTTGATGATATCTTTGTTAAATGTACTCATCCGAATACCTCGTTTAGTTCTTCGACTTCCTCATTGTGGACGAACGGTTCATGTGCTAACCGTCCAATACCTTTACTGTTCACTCCGTTCTTTTCGTCTGTCGCATATTTTAGAAATAATGCTTTCTTACAGACATAACATCTAATGGAGATTTTATCAGGCTGTACCTTTCTGATATAGCACTCTCCACAAAACGGAAATTGTACGTCAACTTTCATTTTTAACTCCTAAAATTGTTCAAAAATCAAATGCAACCGTGCAACCGATAAAAAACAAAATTTAAAAAATAAAATTTAAGAATCCTTATTTAATAGGCTTTCTCTATTATTAATACTTTTATTAATACTTTTTTAAAAAATAACGGTTAATCGGTTGCATTATATAAAAATAATATAAAAAAGTCAGTATTATCAAGGGTTTAAGGGTGCAACCGTTCTTTCAATTTATCGGTTGCATATCGGTTGCATGCAACCGTTCTTCTTAAAAAGTGCAACCGATGCAACCGATAGAATTTCAAAATGCAACCGATCTATTTTTCTTTAATTCGCTTAAATCCTTTAGTATTTTTTCCACCAATTCTGAACTGACCTTTTTCCCAACCAGGGTGATTATCCATAATCATATTGATTTTAGTTGATAACTTTTTATCATTTGAATTTCTCATAAAAAGGTTATACATCATCTCACGAGTTGAGACTTTTTCTAATTTTTTAGAACCAGCTTCAAACTCACTACTATTATCAAAATACTTACTTGTATACTGATGTTGCTGTTGAATAGACCAGCTAGACCAATTATCAGGAATAGGCATTTCCAGATATTCAAGCACTTGTAATTCAACTTCATCACGATACATGAATTTCTCACGATAGATTTCCAATCGCTCTTCAGTTTCTTTATCGAACATCAAATCAGCACCAGCTTTATAGATTGTGACAGCTTCACCCCAAATTTGTTCGATTGTTTCAGGCTCAATTTCCATAGGGTGTTTCTTTTGTCTGCTAGTATCTGCCATGACGGATAAAAACCTACGTTCACCTGTTTTGTCTTTTAAGTATTCTTTCTGATTCGTTGTGCGTGCTAGAACAAAGTTTTTAGCAAATTCTTCAGTACGCTTCATGTAAGGCTTACGAAAACGTAAGCTTGTTTTTGAGATAAAAGCTTTTGTTTCAGCAAAACTCATTCGGTTACTAGCAACCATTTCATCATCATTGACAATTAATGCTTTTAACATGATGTCGTAGTTATCTTTATTTGCAAAATCTGTGACAGCATCGGTATACCACTCACCACCTAATTTTTGTAGGAGCGAGGTCTTCCCTACACCTTGACCACCTACTAAATCCAAAACGTAGTCAAATTTAGCGTAAGGCTCGTATACTTTAGCGACTGCTCCAACTAACCACATTTCAGCGATTTTAGAAACTAAATCAATATCTTCTGCACCGAGATAGACTTGAAGCATTTGGTTGATGCGCTTATGACCATCCCAATTACTTGCTGCACGTTCCATGTATTCCATAACTGGATTGTATGACCTTTCTGAGAAGAAGGTTTCCATGCCATCCAGCATAGCTTGGTTTGAGAAAGCAACTCCTAAAACACTCTCAAAATAAACTTTTACAACTGAATCAAAATTAGAGGGTAACTCTCCTTTTTTAAAAAAAGTATTTCCAATTCTGATATCTTTGGTTAGTTCATGTTCTTGTGAAAATTCATTATGTTTTAGGTAAATACTTAATTGATCATCAGCTTTAAAAGAAAGAAGTACGTTATTTGGACTGTTTGATTTAATTCCTCCTTTATCATTCAGTATCATTGTATCTTGTGAATTTATGCTAACTACATTACCAATTGTTCTCACCTCCTATCTTTTTTAATCATACTTTCAACAGTACGCATCACTTCCTTTTCTGACAAAGGATTTTGACTGTTAGTATTTGCTAATCTCGCCAATTGAATGACTACTTCATCATCTACTGCTCGATATAATAGACCACCTACGAATTTAGCCAGTTTATCATTCCGTCCTCCCTCATCACCAAAACCAAGTGCGATGGTTTCAAATAATTCAGTGGTTTGAGTTCTATCTCTGGTGTAAGACCGTCTAGCTAAATTCCTTAAACCATCTGTGCCATCATAGGTGTGACCATGTGTTTCTTTGTATTGTTTCTTAATCGCTTGAATTAAATCTCTGGAAGGTGTTACGATTGTTCCACCTTCCTTTGATTTTTCTAAATCCCACTCGTACTGGCCTTTGTCTGTGGCAGATGGTGCAACAAGAATATAGTTATTTTCGTGAGCTTTGATATCAACACCAGGCAAGAAATTAATCATCTGTGTGATAGGTTCATCATCTCTTTTGAAATAGAATAAATGTTTCCCACCACTTGCTGTTTTAGCTTGAAGAGTTGGTTCAATTAGTTTTAAGTATTTCCATTTTTTAAGAGACTCAAAACCATTCGACTTACCGTGTTTATCAATATCAATAACAAAGAAATTAGTTGTTTTAAGAGCGATGTTAGCGTTTGGATAACCATCCCAAAAAGCTTCAATTTCACTTACAGTCATGGCAGGCTTATCAGCAAATTCAATCAAAGGCATCTTGTTTTTAGGATTGATTGGAATGACTGAAAATCCTAATTTTTGATACTGCAAGGCATAGTCTTTCATAGATGGCATATCTTAACTCCTTAATTTTTAGAATGGCAAATCATCGTCTGAAATATCAAGTCCTGCCGTTGTTTGCATTGTGTCTTCTTCAAGATCATAGTTACGGTAAACTTTACCTTTACTTTCTGTTTCAGTGATCACTAGGTTGTAGTAAGAACCAACTGCTTTACGTTGCAGCGCTTCTTCCAAAGCTTTACCATCTTCTTCATCCCCTTGCATATTATCACCAGCAAGGACTAAAGCTTTGATAAAGAATTTCATAGTACGTTCTACTGCCCAGTCTAACTTCTTACCCTTCCATTCAGTCAATGTTCCAAATGAAACATATTCTGAGCGACCATCATAGTCACCACCACGGATTTCAAATTGATAAACTAAGCTTTCCCAGTTGCTTTCTGCGATGTTGAAAGTTGCTTTTTTCAAGATAACTGGATAAGTTCCAGCAGGGATTGGTGCAGGTCCGTTTGCACTATCTTTCCGTGGGTCAAAACCTTCTTTTTTGATTGATTTTGCGATATCTAATAAACTCATGTGTTTTCTCCTTTAATTCTTAAAATAGTTCTTTAACCGCTGCGTCTTCTTTTTTCTCTACTGCTGCAGTCGGTTCATTGTTTGTTGTTTCAGTTTTTTCAACTTTTTTAGGTTTAGCAGGTGTCAATGCACCACGGATAGTAGTTAAAATCTTCAAGATTTTCTTATCATCAACTTGGTCAGCGTAGTAAGATTTACGCTTACGGTCAACTTCACGGTTGTAGTTACTTCCAATCTTTTCGGTATGGATCATCAAATCAGAGTTACCATTGATAAGGTTTACATACTTATCTTTCAAGCTTGGTTTATCCTTGGTTGCATTTCCATTGTCATCATATTCAGAGATTTGACGACTGATATAGATAACATTCATTGGTAAGCTTTTAAGGTCAATAACCAATTCAGTGACTGCTTGATTGAAGAAATCATAACCTTTCCCGTATGGAATTTCTGACAAGGATTTCAAACGAGGTTTTCCAGCTGGTGTTAATTCGTCACAAACTGCAATCTTAATCATTTCAATAACATCATCGATGACATCGACCACTACTGTTTCATAAGAATGTTTTTGTGTTTGAAGCGCCAATAGGATTTCTCCTAACTGTTTGATGACCGAGTTGGTAATTCGTCCAGAGGTGTCTTTTTCATTCAGTAGTTGAATACTTGGTACACTATTAGCTTCTGCATTTCCATCCGTATTTAGTACGATAGGGTTTGGAAATTCGTTTGCTAAATAAGACTTACCACTCATGGTTTCACCATAAATGAAATAGTTACGAGGGGTGTCTTTTGGAATCTGTGGTTTGTTTTCTGGTAGTTTAAACATTAGAGTTCCTCCTTCTCAAATAAGTAATTTACAGAAGATAATCTAGACAACAATTCATCTGTTTTTTCTTTGATTTTTTCTTGAACCACTTTTTCTTTGACATCTTCGAAATTTAAAAAATTATTTCTAGGATTCTTATCTTGTTTTTGATTAAAGACACCGTAATTAACACCAAAAGTAGCGAGTGGAATGTTTTCCTCATCAATTTTGATAGTAATATGTTTAAAAATAGGATGATTGTACATTTGAATTACAAAATCATTCCATTCTTTTTCAAATTCTTCTCTTGCCTTATTTTCGATTCTTTTTTCTAAAAATGTTTTATCCACTTTTTTCACCTTTCTTCGTAATAAAATTCAATTACATTTACATCATGTTGCTGACGACTTCCTGTTATGCGCCAGAGTAACTGTCGGTAATCATCATATTCTCCAGAACCTTCTTCTACTGGATCTAGTACGACAATAGTTTGGTATTTGTGTTGTAGGCCATCTACACCTACACCTAAGACTTGACTGGTAGCGACTACTATTTGATTATCAAGACCGTCTTTTATATCTCCAGTCCAGATACCAATTTCTGGATGTCTTTCACGGATAACATTTACAATCTGTTTAGACTTGCTGACAATCAGCATATCGTGTGGCGCTCGTTCAATTAGTCCATCAAGTTCTAACATTAATGGTGTGTCTTTGTTGACTGCTTTTAATTTTGGAAAATCAACATCTACACCAGTTTGGTTTAGGTAGCGCTCGAAGGTGTTCCTTCCAAAAGATTGCTTAGCCATGGCAGTCTTTCCATTCACTGTTACAAGGTTTAACTTTCTAAAATCAGCAAGTTTTTTCGGATTGCCTGGAGTGACTTTTTTCGGGTAGAACCTAATCTCAAAACCGTTATTTTCAACCGCATTTTCGATTTCTTCGATTTCCTCCCACCTAAAGAAGTTTGGTAGGTTTGAGACATAGTTTTCATAGTCTCTAAAATCTTCCCACTTCTCTTTTGAATAACTGAATGGATCATAGACCATTTTTCCGTGTGTCTTTTGCCAATCAAATTTATTGTTAGGTGTTGCCCATCCAAAAATTGTTTTTTCTAGTGGGTAGAAGTTTTGCCCCTTTTTTCGGATTGGTGTTGCTGAAAGACCTATCGTGTATTTGCGCTTTATTTTGCGATATAAGGCTACTTGCTTATCGCTTGACATATTCTGCCATTCATCTACTATAAGCACGTCACAGTCTAATTTATGTCCTTTTTTGACTTGATTTTGAAGATACCTATCTGTTTGAATGATAATCTCAACATCTTTATCAAAATTCATAAACTTGCCTGCATCAATCCAACCATTCAAGATTGCAAGTCGGTTATTGGTGATGATGATTTTCTTAGCTTTTTTATGTTTGGCAATGGCTAGAGCACAGATAGTTTTTCCACGGCCACCTAAAGCTTCAAGGAATATACCATTGGATAAGTGGTCACTTCTTTTAACTGCTTCAGCTTGCCACTTTCTAAGAATTATTGTGATACTCGCTCACCACCTTCCCGATGTCTTGAACAACTTCTTCAATGTCATTTCTCATTGCCCAGAATAGTCCGAGTCTTGCTGCTGCTCGTATGTCTTGATGGTGACTCTTTTCAAACTTCCATAGACCTAAGATTTTTAAAAGTTCATCTGGAATATCTGACTTATACCCACCGTTATACTGAAGAATGGCATCTGGATAACATAACTGGATATAAGCGATGGTTTCAAGTACGCTATTATCTTTTGACTTATCGTTGTCTCTGGTTCTAAATTCTTCGACAATCACTACATCAAAATCAAGCGTTTTTCCGATATCGTGAAACCACTTAGCAAAACCTTTCATGCCATAAGACATTCCCCAGCTATCGACTAACCTCGCATTATCAAGTAAGACAATTCCTGTTGTTGAGGTTTCAATTTTATTTGATGATGGGTCAATCGCTAAAATTTTCATGTTTCTTACCTAATACTCAAATTCTTCCTTTCTACTAGACTTGCACCGATAATTTCAAGACCGTTCTTCAAATCTTCTTTTAAGCGCTTTTTATCAGGCTTCCAAGTAGCTACCTTGTAAGCTTCTGGTAGAACTGTCTCATCCACTTCAACTGCTTGAGATTTACGGAAAGACACTTTAAATAGTGGAGTGTCTACACGTTCATGTCCTGTAAGTGCCATGCTCGTAGAAAGTGTTTCTTTCAAGTGATCTTTTTTCTTTTCATCAGCCTTGTTCAATTCAGTCAAGCGCTTGATTTCATTTTTTCGTGCTTCGACATCAGCTTCTAGATTTTTCATTACCTTGATATAGTTTTCGACTTTATTCTCGTAGTCACTATTCCAGTCGATACTATCAAGCGTATCTAGTTTGGTTTCTTCGTCTAATTCCATGTTATAAATATCAAGGAATTGTCCAGTTAATTCGTATAGTGTTGCCATTTAATCGTATTCCCTTCCTTCAAATTCATTAACCAAATCCACACTTCCACACTTCGGACATTCAATAATTGGGTAACTATCGACATACTCGAATGTGTTCCCACAATCACGACATCCACATTTCCAGATATAGAGGTTCATGCAATCACCCCTTCGGATGTGGTAGGGCAAGTAGTTCAGGTCTTAGTCCCTCTGGTTTTTGTGTATCAAACGTGAATTGACGGTCACAGTTGCGAATGTTTTCACGAGCAATATTATTAAATTGGTTTCTACCTTGCTGATAAACGTCAATAATTGCTTGATCTAGTCTGTCTTGTTCTTCTTTTTGCTTTTGTCGTTTCTGCTCGCTATTCGCAATCAATAACAATACAATAAATAAGCAAGTCATGATTGTTGCAAGTCCTAAAAATTGGCTTGCTAAAGTTGGTTCTGCCATGTTAAACTCCTAGTAATTTTTCTAAGTCAGCAATGCGCTGATACAAAATTTTGTTTTCTTCTCGTGTTCCAATCAATTCACGGTTCAAGTCTAATGCGACTAATCTCCAGTCGGTGTTGACTTCGATTTTGGTTGTGTTGAAAAACCATTTTGTGATTTTGTCTAGTAACTTCATGTTAAAACTCCCAATTGTTTTTCTTTCTTTAAGTTTTCCAACATTTCTGGTAATGTTTCTTTTTTAGTGCGATAACGATTTCTGCTTTTCCATTTAACAAATAATCGGAAACCCTCATAATTGATAAACACTAGCTTGTGTGTTGGATTGTCAATAAATTGTTTAAAGTCTGGATGATCTCGCATTTCTTTCGCCCATGTTTTGAGAGTTGCTACTGTCAGCCCCTCCCACATTTGACAAAGATGTGTATAATCTCCATGAGTCGCTTTTTCGTTAATTCCTACTGGCTTGTAAGTAATTTCTACTTTAGGCATAGATTTTCCTTTCTTTTTGTGATATAATTCAGTTAGTTATTTTAGTAAGCGCCTGACTTCTGTTAGGTGCTTTTTTTGTTCAGTTATATACTGTTACGGTATAGACTATCTTGCTTGTTCTATCACTAGAATGTACTGTTGACTTCTCGACTGTTATATCTGACGTATTATTGGCCATTTTGAAGAATAAATACAACAAACATTCTCGTAAAATTTTTAATTTTAAGGGAACGGATAGAAATTGTTTGATTTCAAGTTCAATCTGTCCCAGGTTTATATCGTTCATAGCACTCCTTTCAAATGTGGTATAATAAAATAAAAACGATTGGAGAGACATTATGGAATTATCTACTGTTGAGTTTTATTTTAGTGCGATCGGAAAAAGTCTAACCATTCAAATTCCAAAAACTTGCCCTTTGTGTGGTATTGGGAATAACCCTACTAACAGCGATGCAGGTAAATTGCAGATTCCAGAAGGTTACATTTTTACTGTGCACCATCGTTGCCCGTCTTGTAAGAAGTACCACATGACAAATCAAGAGTATTTACATCAAAATGATGAAACTACTATGGTTCTTGTTCATCCCAATAAAGTTGTTATCGATATAGACCGTCTTTTCATAGAACATGCTCCTAGATTTGTAGAGTTCTACAGTGAAGCAGTCGAGGCTGAAAAGATGGGGTTGGAAAATATCGCAGGTACAGGATACCGTTCTGCTATCGAATGTTTGATAAAAGATTATGCCTTGGCATTTGAATTAGATACAAAAGAATATCTATCTGACCCAAGTTTAACTTTTAACAATGCTATTGACAGATATGTAAAAGATGACGAACTCTTAAAAGGAGCTCTTCATTTTATCCGAATAGTCGGAAATGGCTATACTCATTGGAATAAAAACACAAGCATTTCATTACCTAATTTAAAAAACTATGTAGATATTATCATCCAGATTTTCAAATCTAAATTTATGATGAAGTTTCTTCCAAAGGTTTAATCCCTAAACGCATTTCGATTTCTGAGATGCGTTTTTCTTGTTCTGCGACCTTCTCGTATAATTCTTCAACAGAATAAGCAATAATTTTTTCCATCAATCAATTTTTCCTCCTACTATGTAATACCGTTTTGGTTTCATGTTTGCTCCTTTCTATGTTGTTGTTTTCGCAACCTTTGACGTAAAAAAATACTACTAGAAATCTTCCATCTTGACACCTAGTAGCTCTGCTAGCTTACTTGCTTCTGAGAATGTAAAATCTCGGCCGCGGTATCGGTTGAGCTTCATGCTCAATGTTGACTTATCCATATCCAATTTTTCGGCAATATCTTTCTGCTTCAATCCTTTTGAAACGATTATGCCTTTCAAATTATGGTATGGTTTATCCAGCACTAACACACCTTCCATAGATTCCTCCTTTCCAAGTTGTCGTTTTCGCAACTTTATTTTATGAGTTAAGTATACACTTTTATTTTTTCGTTGTCAACAACTTTTTTTTATTTTTTTAAAAAAATTTGCGTTAACGAAACATTTATGGTATTATCATTATAGAAAAAGGAGCAACAATAATGATAGGAAATAAAATAAAAGAGCTTAGAAAAAGCCATAATCTAACTCTTGAAGAGTTAGCGGATACATTGAATAAGAAATATCCTGACACTATCAATTTCAATAAAGGTAAAATTTCAAAATGGGAGAATAATAGAGAGGAGCCTAGACTCTCATCTGTCAAAATCCTTGCAGACTATTTCAATGTCCCACTAGATTATTTTAACGGCATTGATATTGATCAGGCTGAAATTATAACCATCTTCAACCAACTAGACGAAGATAGACAAGCAGATGTAATCGACTATGCTACTGTTCTATTAAATGAGCAAAACAATATGAAGACACCAACTGTCTTAGAAAAGTATAGAACCGACGACTACATTATAGACTATGTCGAGGGATTGGTTGCAGCAGGTCATGGAACGTTTCAGGAAGATAATCTTCACATGGAAGTGAAACTCAGAGCTGAAGATGTGCCAGAAAGCTACGACACAATCGCTAAAGTTGCTGGTGACTCTATGGAACCTTTGATAGAAGATAATGACCTACTATTTATCAAGGTTACCAGTCAAGTAGATATCAACTCAATCGGTATCTTTCAAATTAATGGCAAGAACTTCGTCAAGAAACTAAAAAGAGATTATGATGGTTCCTGGTACTTGCAAAGTTTAAATAGTGGATACGAGGAAATCCACTTGTCAGAGAATGACGACATCCGCACAATCGGAGAGGTCGTCGACATTTACAAGGTTTAGATAAAACAAATAAAGGAGAATATCCATGAAAAAAACACTTATAACATCAACTGTTTTACTTGCTACTGCTTTTACTCTAGCAGCTTGCTCTAACAATCAATCAGCTACCAAAAATAGTTCTGAACAACCAAAAACAGAAAAATCTGAGGTTAAAGAAATGAAAACAAGTGAAAAAACTACTTCCAAAAAAGCAACTAGCTTAGATGACTTCAAGAAAGCATTAGAAGATAATGGATTTACCATTGAAAGCGAACAAGAAAAATCATTTTCACTAGTACAAGCAAAAGATGGTAAAGGATTTGTTCTACCAGACGGAAGCTCAGTAGAAGTATATCAATACGAGGAAAGTAATCCATATTTTGCGTCCATCAAGAAAGATAAAAAACTACTTGATCAGCCTGTTACAGTCTACGGAAATTTTGTTGTTATGATTGTCAACCCAACTGACTCAAAAGATAAGATTTTAGACAGTTTCAAAGGATTTGAATAAACAAAAAAAGCCCCACGCTCTCAAACTTTGGCGAGTCTGAGCGTGAGGCAATCAGGATAGTAAAAGGCATTAAAAAGCCCGTTTTACTATACCCATTTTATCAAAAAGGGGGTATAAAAGCAATGGCATACTTTAGAAAACGAGATAACGGTTGGGAGTATCGCATATCTTACAAGGATACAGATGGCAAATATAAGCAGAAATCAAAAAGCGGATTTAAAACAAAAAAACTTGCCCAAGTGGAAGCTTTGGAAGTTGAGCAAAAACTTTCTCAAAATATACTGACAAATAAAGACGTTACTTTGTATGATTTTGTTAAAATGTGGTCTGACGTATACAAGCGCCCGCACGTTAAGGATAAAACTTGGGAAACTTACAAAAAGAACCTGAAGCATATTGAAACTTATTTTGAATCAATGAAAGTAAAGGACATAACGCCCCTTTATTATCAGAAAAAACTAAATGAGTTTGGCGAGAAATACGCTCAAGAAACCCTTGAGAAATTCCACTATCAAATCAAGGGCGCTCTGAAAGTCGCAGTCAGGGAACAAGTGATCAGCTACAACTTTGCTGAAGATGCAAAAGTTAAATCACAAATCGAAAACCGAGCAGAAGAAAATGACTTCCTAGAAGAAAGCGAGTATAAGGATCTGATAGCCTCTACACGCTCGAATATACAGTACGTGTCCTATTTTACCCTCTACTTACTTTCGGTGACTGGTATGCGCTTTTCTGAGGCTCTGGGGTTAACGTGGAGTGACATAGACCTGCAGAATGGAATAATAGATATAAACAAGTCCTTTGATTATTCAAAAACGCAAGATTTTGCGGATCTAAAAAATGAAACATCAAAAAGAAAAGTGCCAATCGACAGGATCACGATTGAAACGCTAAAAACTTATAAAAAGAAACACTGGCAAGCAAACATAAAAAACCGTGTCTGCTTTGGAGTTTCAAACTCAGCTTGTAACAAGTTGATAAAGCGCCTTGTGGGTCGCCCAGTAAGAAATCACAGTCTAAGACATACATACGCATCATACTTGATTTTAAAGGGCATTGACATTGTGACCATATCGAAGCTACTAGGACATGAAAGTCCAGATATAACCCTAAAGGTCTACTCGCACCAGATGGAAGCACTAGCAGATAAAAACTTTGAGCAGATAAAAGAAATATTCCTAACCGCTTAA